CAACGGTAGAGGATTTGACACCATTAGCGGAGATGCTCAATGCAGAAGACTCAGACGATAGCATGGAAGCCGTTCTCGAAGAAACATAAAAGATATATCAAGAGTGCCCTCAGTAACAAGATGAATGTTGCCGAGGGTGCAATACGTTCAGGGAAGACCATCGACCACTGCATTATAGCACAGATGTTCTTGGAGCAATGCCCTGATAAGATTCATCTTGCGAGTGGTTCAACCATAGCCAATGCAAAATTAAATATTGGTGACTGCAACGGATTTGGATTAGAACACCTATTCCGAGGTAGATGCAAATGGGGAAAATATAAGGATAACGAAGCCTTATTCCTTCAGACAAAGACTGGCGAAAAGATAGTGATATTTGCAGGTGGAGGAAAGGCGGACAGTTATAAAAGAATCCTCAGAAACTCTTATGGTTTATGGATAGCTACGGAGATTAATGAACACTATGATTCCTATGACTCTAGGACATCGTTCATCAAGGTTGCGTTCGGTAGACAGGTAGCGGCACTTCATCCTATGGTGCTGTGGGATTTAAACCCATGCAATCCCAGTCATGCAATCTATCAGAATTACATTGATAAGTATCTTGAAGGATATGTGGGTGGGTATCAATACCAACATTTTACCCTTAAAGATAATCTTTCCATAACACCGCAAAGGCGGGCAGAAATCATCAGCCAGTATGAAAAAGGCAGTATATGGTACAGAAGAGATATTGACGGTGAAAGGTGCATTGCAGAAGGGTTAATATATCCTATGCACGGCGATGCGTTAGCAGAACCGCCTTTAAACCAAAAACCATCACGATATATACTTTCTATCGACTACGGCACACAAAATGCTTTCTCGGCAGGATTATGGGCGATATACGGCAAGATATGGTATCGAGTAAAAGAATACTACTACTCAGGCAGAGAAACAGGCATACAGAAAACGGATGAAGAGTATGCGAATGACTTAGACAAGTTTATCAGTAATTTAGAACTACGAGAAAAGATTAGAACCATCATTGACCCATCAGCCGCATCCTTTATTACCTTGCTCCGCAAAAAAGGGAAATATAGGGTAATACAAGCTGATAACGCAGTAGCAGACGGAATCAGAGAAACTGCTACCTGCATGAAGACAGGAAAGATAAAAATATCTCCATCTTGTACGAACTGGATAAAGGAAGTTCAAGGTTATGTATGGGATGACAAGTCGGGGGAGGATAAACCAATCAAGATTGCAGACCATGCGATGGATGACACCCGTTACTTCTGCAAGACAATGCGACTGGCAACAAGAAGCACTGAGTACCGTTCGGTACTAGGATTATAAGGAGGTAAAAATGTATAAGGAGAGAAAAACATGATTACTTATCAAGACTACCTTCAGATTAATGACAATGATACGGACAGAATGAATTTCGTTCGTGAAGTCATCACACAGCATCAGTCCAGTAACCTTTATAAGGATGCACTGGATGCTGAAAATTACTTTAAGGTACAGAATACAAACATCATGGAGTACGTGAAGACTCTGACCACGGCGACGGGAAAGATTGTTACTGATGAGTGGAGTCCGAACCACAAGGTAGCATCAGGTTTCTTCAAGAGGTTCGTAATTCAGCAGAATCAGTTCCTGTTGGGAAACGGGGCAACATGGGGCAACACAAACACGAAGAAAAGACTGGGAAAACGATTTGACTCCAAGTTGCAGGACTTAGGCGAGAATGCCTTGGTTGGTGCTGTGTCCTTTGGTTTTTGGAATAAAGACCATCTTGAGGTATTCAAGGTGACGGAGTTCGCCCCGATACTGGATGAAGAAAACGGCTCTTTAAGAATGGGAGTCAGGTTTTGGCAGATAGACCCATCTAAGCCGTTGAGAGCCACTCTGTACGAGGAAGATGGTTATACTGAATATATTTGGAACACAAGAGAAGGAAAGGAAGCAGGGGATATTCTAAAGCCTAAGAGAGCCTATATCAAGGTAAGAACAATCAATCAGGCGGAGGGAGAATTGTCGGATGGTGATAAGAACTATGACGGATTCCCTATTATTCCATTGTGGGCAAACAAACAGCATGTCAGCGAGTTACTTGCTATCCGTAACGGAATTGATGCTTACGACCTGATAAAGAACGGATTTGAGAATGAACTGGATTCTGCACAGTTGTACTGGATTATCAAAGGTGCAGGAGGAATGGACAATCAAGACCTTGTACAGTTCCTTGACCGAATGTTGGTTAATCGTATCGCATCCATGGAAGGCGACCAAGACATTGAAGCACATGAGGTTAATATCCCATATAACGCAAGGGATGTCCTACTAAACCGAATTGAAGCAGACCTGTACCGTGATTACATGGCACTGAATACGGATGATATTAAATCAGGCTCTGTAGTCAATGCTCAGATTAAGGCGGCATACGAAGGAATGAATGCCAAGGCTGATAAGTATGAGTATCAGATTCATGATTTCCTTGATAATTTGCTTGCTATTGTAGGCATTGACGATGAGGCTACCTTCACACGGTCAATGCTCGTAAATGGTGCGGAGCAGATTTCTATGCTGATACAGGCAGGAGAATATTTGTCTAAGGATTACATCACAGAAAAGATTCTGACTATTCTTGGCGATGCTGACAAGGTGCAGGACGTACTTAAGCAGATGGATGAGGAAGACATGGACAGACTGCCTGAAGTAACTGAAGAGCCACAGGAAGAGACACAGGAAGAAGAGGTGACAGAGGATGAAGAACCAGTGGCATGATTCTATGCTATCATGTGTGGCTTTAATCGTATTTGCTTTTCTGTCAGCTTATTTCAATAACCCTTGGTACATGTTGGCAGGGGTTCTCGTTCCGTGGGTGATGCCGTGAAAACAGATTATGCTCATAAAGAAACAGATAAAATCATAGAGGAACTTGAGAAGAAACTTCAGAAGGAGTATCAACAGGCATCGAAAGAAGTTGAAGCCAAGATGAATAACTATCTGAAAAAGTTTAAGGCCAAGGATTCCATGTGGCAGAAATGGGTTAGGGAAGGAAAGAAAACTCAAGAAGAGTATGTCAGGTGGAGACAAAGCCAAATGCTTGTTGGTAAACGATGGAGCAATCTGAAGGATGAATTGGCAAGAGATATAAACAATACGAATCAGATTGCACGAAAGATAGTCAATGGTGACATAGCTGATGTTTATGCATTGAATGTGAATTATGCCACATATCAATTTGAACACACGATGGGAGTTGATACATCGTTTGTGCTATACGACCACAGTGCCGTGGAAAGAATAATGAAAAAAGACCCTGATTTGTTGCCACCGCCAGGAAAGAAAGTATCAGAAAGAATACGCCAAGGCAAGGACGTAAGATGGAACAAAAAGACCATTCAGTCTGTTATGACTCAAGCTGTTTTACAAGGAGAAAGCATTCCGAAGATTGCACGAAGACTGTCCCAGTCGGTTGGGGAGAGCAATTATAAGTCTGCAATTAGAAATGCAAGAACAATGGCAACTGGTGCGGAGAATGCAGGAAGAGTCGATGCGAATGATAGATTGAGAAGTCTTGGATGTGAGATAGATGAGTTTTGGGTTGCGGTACATGATAACAGGACAAGAACGAGCCATAGGCGTGTAGATGGCGAGAAACGTAGCGAAGACGGGTACTTTTCAAATGGATGTAGGTTTCCTGGAGACCCGTACTGCGAAGATTTGGCTGAGATATATAACTGTAGATGCACAATGGTGTCATTCCCAAAGAGTTTTGTGAAGAGCATATATGTGTACGAAGATATAGAGATTATGGGAATGACTTATGAAGAATGGGAAAATGCAAAGCCTGTATACAAGAAGAATCAAACCCCGAATAGAACAGACATGTTAAGGTATAAAAAGAGTGGATGATACAGGAGGTTCGTTATGGCTTATGTAAAAGTGGTGGATAATTCATCGGAAGTGAAAACCCAAATGCGTTTGGCAAAATTCAAGGCATTATCCATGATAGGAATCACAGCCGAAGGGTTTGCTAAACTGAATATGAACAAGCCTATGCCACATGCTGATGGAGAGACAAGACCATATATCGATACAGGGCGATTGAGGAACAGCATAAGCAACATTGTTCAGGGGGATTCCGCCTACGTCGGAACTAACGTAGAGTATGGTATTTACATCCATGAAGGAACACGGTATATACAACCAAACAGATTCCTGCGTGATGCCGTGGCGGAACATGCTGATGAGTACAAGCAGATAGCAGAACAGTATCTTAAAGGAACAGTATTATAGGAATAAGGCTCTGTGGATTCGGTAGATGAAGCAGGGTCTAATTTTTTATAAAAATAATAAAGAAAATAGTTGACAAAATAAAGGAAATGCTTTATAATAAAGATAGTTAAAGAACAGCACAACACAAGGAGGACATAAAAATGGAAAAAAGTTTAGTAAACGCAATCGCATACGCAAAGAGAAACTGTAAGGTAGAAAAATACAGCTTTATGGAAACCTTATTAGATGCAGGATATGGATACAACTTAAGAAAAGACGAA